GTGGGGAAAAAAGAGCAGCTGCGCAGCGATGCTGAGCAGCCGGTGTCTGGCTGGGAAGGGTTGGTGCCGCCGCGCGATGTGGTGAACTGATATGGAAGCGCTGGACTTGTCGTGCCCGAACTGGTTTGACTTGCTGAAAGCGGGTCGGCCGCCTTTGCCTCCGGACTTGCCGATCGATGAAGTTGAGGCCCGTCTCGCGGTTGAGGTATTTGACAGGCTGCGATTGCCGGATGTTCCTGGAAAACCGACTTTTGGCGAGGTCGGGGGAGATTGGGCTCGCAGTTTTGTTCGGGTCGTTTTTGGCACTGTGGTCATGTCGGATGATCGGAGCGTCATTATCGACAGGACGGTTCGGAAGTTTTTCCAGCTTGTCCCGAAGAAAAATTCAAAGACCACCAATGGTGCGGCGATCATGGTCACGGCGCTGTTGCGGAACAGGCGGCCAAATGCCGAATTTCTGCTGATAGGGCCAACTCAGGCCGTTGCAGAATTGGCTTATGATCAGGCCAGCGGAATGATCGAGGCTGATCCATGGCTGTCAAAGAAATTTCAGTGTCGGGATCATGTCAAGACGATTAAGGATCGGGCGAACGGCGCGGAACTGAAAATCAGGTCATTTGATAACAAGGTGCTTGTCGGTTCAAAGCCGGTCGGGGTGCTGATCGACGAGGAACACGAGCTCGGTAAAATTTCATATGCCCGCAAGGTCATGACGCAGATCGATGGCGGTGTGCTTCCGAACGAGGAAGGCTTTGTGATCATTATCACGACGCAGTCAGACAGCCCTCCGGCTGGTGTGTTTGCCGATGATCTGCGCCTTGCCCGCCAGATCCGTGACGGAAAAGTTCTTGGCACCGACACGCTGCCGATGCTGTATGAGTTTCCCATGGACTTCCAGTCCGCAAAGGAGCGCCCCTGGGAAGATCCAGAGAATTGGAGAATGGTACTGCCAAATCTGGACAGGTCGATCGCCTTGCCCCGCCTGGTTACAAAATTCCGAGAAGCGCAGGCAACTGGTGTCGAGGCTCTGTCGATCTGGGCCAGCCAGCATCTGAACATTCAGATCGGCGTAGCGCTGACAACCGATGGCTGGGCCGGCGCGCCATACTGGCCTGATGCTGCTGATCCGGAAGGGTTGAGCATTGAAACGCTGATTGAGCGCTGCGAGGTCATTACGGCCGGCATCGACGGCGGCGGGCTCGACGATCTGCTCGGTCTGTCACTGATCGGGCGGGACAAGGTAACGAAAGACTGGCTGTGCTGGCAATATGCCTGGGCGCATCCTGATGTGCTGGAGCGCCGGAAAGAAATTGCAGGACGGCTGCAGGATTTGGCGGATACCGGCCAGATGACGATATGCGATTATTCGACCCAGGATATCGAGGAACTTGGGGAGATGATCGAGACGGTTTATCAGGCGGGCCTGTTCCCGGAGGATGCGGCTATCGGTCTTGATCCGGTCGGCGTGGCGGTGATCGTCGACGAAATGTCGGGCCGGGGCATTCCGGACGATCTGATGGTGGCCGTGCCGCAGGGCTATCGCCTCTCTGGCAATATTCAGGGCGCCGAACGCAAACTGAAAAGCGGCACATTGTGGCATGACGGCTCCGACCTTATGACCTGGTGCGTGGGCAATGCCCGGGCCGAGCGGCGCGGGTCGGCTATTCTGATCACAAAGCAGGTCAGCGGATCGGCCAAGATTGACCCGCTGATTGCGCTGTTCAATGCGTTTTCACTAATGAGCCGCAACCCGGTGGCGTCCGGACCCACCGTTTATCAAGGGCGCGGCGCGCTGATCCTTTAAGGACAAAAACATGGGCTTTCTTCAATGGCTGGGTGGCCGCATGGCTGCCGGGGGCGCATCCCCGCGCGCCGCGGTGCAGGATGCCGGCGGCGGCAAGATTATCGCCACGTCCGACGATCTTTCGAAAGCCATTGCCAATGCGGTTCAATCAATTGCCGGCCCATCAGTAACGGCGGATTCCGCCATGCGGGTGGCGGCGGTTTATGCCTGTATCCGGATCATTGCTGGCGCGGTGGCGAATCTGCCTTTGTCGGTGATGCGCCGCATCGATGATAAAACTCGCGAGGAAGCATCAGACCATCCGCTATGGCGGATTTTGCGAAAGCGCCCAAACCGTTGGCAAACGCCATCGCAGTTCAAGCGCATGATGCAGGCGCATTTGCTGTTGCGGGGCACTGCCTATGCAATGATCAGCCGCTCGCGCGGCATGGTGCAGGAAATCATTCCGCTTCACCCAGATCGGGTGACCTGCAAACAAGCTGATGATTTTTCATTGGTCTATGAGTACAGGCGCAAAGATGGCGGTGTAACCATTCTCAAGCAGGCTGAGGTCATGCATCTGGTCGGGTTGTCGCTCGACGGGGTTCATGGTGTGTCGGTGCTGGAATATGCCCGTGAAACTGTCGGCCTATCGCTCGCTATGGAACAGCACGGGGCCTCGACCTTCAAAAACGGATTGCGTCCTTCTTCGGTGCTGAAACATCCAAAGCACCTTGGCAAGGAAGGCCAGGAATTTCTGCGCGCTTCCCTTGAAGCATTCCGTTCCGGTGGTGATAGCGAGGGCAAATCGCTGATCCTTGAAGAGGGCATGGACATAGCAAAGCTGTCCATGACCGCAGAGGACGCACAGTGGATTGAAAGCCGCAAATTCACGCGGGCAGATATCGCGATGTTCTTCGGGGTTCCTCCTCACATGCTCGGCGATACCGAGAAAACCACCAGCTGGGGCAGCGGCATTGAGCAGCAGTCAATCGGCTTTGTCACTTATACGCTCGAAGATCATCTGACCACCTGGGAAGAAAGCGCTGACCGGGATCTGGTGAGCGAGTCCGACAAGGGGATTTATACCAGGTTCAACCGCAAGGCTCTGGTGCGCGGCGATATCAAATCTCGCCAGGCATATTACGTGGCCATGCTGACATGGGGCGTTCTCAGCCCGGATGAAGTCCGCGCCCTCGAAGATCAAAATCCGCGTCCGGATGGCCGTGGCGGTGAGTATTACGATCCGCCGAACACAGCCGGGGCGCAGCCAGACAACACAGGAGAGACAAGCGATGAGCCTGCGCCATCTGCCTGAAGCAAAAACTTTTCCGCGCCCGCAAAACTACCAATGGGATGCGCCCAGCGATGTGCTGACCAAATGGGCCGACACTCCGATGCTGGCGGCAAGTGAGGATGAAACCACAATCAGCATTCTCGATGTGATCGGCGAGGACTGGTGGACGGGTGGCGGCTTCACGGCAAAGCGCATGGCCGGCGCGCTGCGGTCCATCGGTGAGCGCGATGTTACGGTGCTGATCAACTCGCCCGGCGGCGATATGTTCGAGGGCATTGCAATCTATAATCTGCTGCGCCAGCACAAGGCAAAGGTCACGATCGAGGTTTTAGGCTGGGCGGCCTCGGCAGCCTCGATCATCGCCATGGCCGGCGATGAAATCCGCATGGGCCTTGGCACCTTCATGATGGTGCATAACGCCTGGGGCATGGTGGTCGGAAACCGCCATGATATGCGCGAGGCTGCAGGATTGTTTGATCAGTTCGACAGCGCGATTGCCGACATTTACGAGGCGCGCACCGGCCAGGCCCGCAAGGATATCGAAGATCTGATGGACGCTGAAACCTTCATGGGGCCAGGTGAAGCCGTCAAGCACGGGTTTGCCGATATCGTCGATGAGGGCATCGAAGCCATCGAGGCGGATGCCAAAGCAGAAAATCAGGGCCTTATGGCCCGCCGCCAGACCGAAGCCGCTTTGGCTCGGGCTGGTTTTTCAAGAAATGACCGTTCCCGCATGATGCAGGAAATGGGCGTAGGGGCCCGGCGCGATGCAAGCCCCACCACCGAGCGCGATGCAGGTGTGAGTGTCGCTGATGTTCAGCGGCTGATCGAAACTCTCAAAAACTGAGGTGAAACTATGAAATACTTTCTCACAGCAGCCATCGCGTTTGCGGTGCTGGCGCTTGCCGGCTTTGGCATTGCTGATGCCTGGGCTTTCGACCTGACGGCCGAACTCGGCCGGGTTCCGTTCCACATGGATGTGATCACGGCCACGGCGATGATGACCCCGCTCAATGCTCGCGCGCGCGGGCTTTACGGTGTGCGGGCCGATGCCGGCACGGCGGAAAAAATTCTCGCCGAGCTGCAGAAAACCTTCGAGGAATTCAAGGCCGAGCGTGAAGCGGAACTGAAAGGCATCGACGCCAAATTCGCCGATGTGGTGCAGACCGAAAAGGTGGACCGCATCAATGCCGAAATCACCAATCTGCAAAAGTCGCTCGATGAGGTGAATGCTTCGCTGGCCGCGCTTCGGCTGGGCGGCGGCGCCGGCGAGCCCGTCAACGCCGCTGTGGCGGAATATAACAAGGCGTTCAATTCCTGGTTTCGCCGCGGTGACCGTGCCGGAGTGGCTGACCTTGGCGATCTTGCTGTCAAAGCGGCGTTGACCACCGATTCCAATCCGGATGGCGGCTATCTCGTGACGCCGGAAATGGACAGCGAAATCACCCGCGTTCTCGGCACCGTCTCGGCGATGCGCGGACTTTCGCGGGTTATCACCATTTCCAGCCATGAATATAGGAAGCTGGTCAACATGGGTGGCACCGGCTCGGGTTGGGTTGGTGAGCGCGAAAGCCGCCCTGAAACCGACACGGCGGTTTTGCGTGAACTGATCTTCCAGGCCATGGAAATCTATGCGAATCCGGCTGTCACCCAGCGCGCGCTGGATGATCCCAGCTTCAACATTGAGCAGTGGCTCGGTGATGAAGTTGCCATCGAGTTTGCCGAGCAGGAAGGTGCAGCTTTTATCACCGGCGACGGTGTGAGCAAGCCGCGCGGCATGATCGGCGGCTATGACACAGTCGCCGATTCGGCCTATGCCTGGGGCAAGCTGGGCTTTATCGCCACGGGCGGTGCCGCTGGTTTTGCCAGCTCCAATCCGGCCGATGCGATTATCGATCTTTATTATGCGCTGAAAGCCGGGTATCGCAACGGGGCCAGCTTCCTGATCTCCGATGCCGTGATGGGTACGGTGCGCAAGTTCAAGGATGGCCAGGGCAATTATCTGTGGGCGCCGCCGACCGGTGTCGATATGCCTGCGACCATTCTCTGCAAGCCGGCGGTGACTGATGACAATATGCCCGCGCTCGGCGCCAATGCCATCCCGATGGCGTTTGGCAATTACAATCGCGGTTATCTGATTGTCGACCGGATGGGTGCCAGGGTGTTGCGCGATCCTTTCACCAACAAGCCCTATGTCCACTTCTACACCACCAAGCAGGTCGGCGGCGGGGTCCAGAACTTCGAGGCCATCAAGCTGTTGAAGTGCGCGACCTGACGGGCTGACACTATTGCGGCGGCGGTGTTCCGCCGCCGTTTCACCTTAACCATTCAACTCTGGCCCGGTGGCCTCCAGTTCGCCGCCGTCTCTGAGTTTCTGAAAAGGACGTGAAAATGAAAGACTTTCATTCAAATATGAAGGCTGTCGTTGCCATCGCGGCGGCGGCCCTTGACGCTGATCCCACGGCGGTGACAATCGATCTGAAAGGTTATGACGGCGCCGAATTCGTTCTCGAAATCGGCGCGGGTGGTATCACCTTCGACGCCACCAATAAGATCGAATACAAGCTCACCGAATCCGATGATGACAGCACCTATACCGCTGTCGCCGATGCCGATGTGTTGGGCGCATCGGTGGCGACCGGCGGCATTGTCAAGTCGCTGGTTGCGGCTCACGCCGCCGCGGCGGTCTATCGCTTTGGCTATCGCGGCTCGAAACGCTATCTGCAACTGGTGCCCGATTTCTCCGGCACCCATGGCACGGCCACGCCGATGGCGGCTGTGGCTCTGTTGCGCGGCACCGACAATCCGCAGGCGGATCAGATTTAGGTCTGGGCCAACTGCTTGAGCGTTGCAGGGGCGGCCGGTCGCGGCTGCCCCTTTTTCATGAAAGGAATTCACCGTGGCGATTATTGTGAAAAAGCCGTTTCGCGGCGTTCCGGATGGCGAATGCCACCCGCGCCTGTTCAACAAAGGTGATGAGCTCACCGGGGATCTGGCTGATGTGGCCGTCAAGAATGGCTGGGCGGAGAAGGGTGAGGGCAAAGCGGAAAAGGAAGCCAAGGCCAAGGCCAAGGCCGATGAGGAAGCCGCAGCCGCCAAGGCCAAGGCCG